AAGGTACATTAGCGGTTGATCTAATTTCATAGGTGTCACAGTGATTGGCATTAGGTACAAAAGCAGTCGTAATATTAAGGATTTGAGCACACAAGTAAAAGCTCTAATCAAAGATATACGAGAGCAAACATACCAAACAGCACGATCACTTACACCTGTTGATACTGGATTTGCTAAAAGTCAGTGGAAAAAACGAGACCAAGTTAAAGGTTTTAAGGTGACAAATACCACACCTTACATTCCTTTTTTAGATGAGGGTAGCTCTAAACAAGCACCCAATGGTATTACAAAACCTACTGTCAGGAAAATGGCAGGATACATTAGAACTAAAAGCAGGAGATTAAAACGATGACTGATTCGGACAAACAAACACAACCCGCAATTGATATAATAACAGGACACTTTAAAAACAAATTAGGTGGAGATTTATTAAAGTACAAATGTGAGGATTGGGGTATTGACATATACTATAAAGCAACGGCTTCATTGGCAGTTGAAAATAGAATTATGACTTTACAACAGCAAGGCAAAACGGCAGAAGCACTTGTAGAAAGTATAGTAAGCAAAGCACTGACTAAAGATGGTGAAAAAATGTTTAAACCAACTGATAAACCAACTTTCTTACACGAAGTAGACCCACAAGTTATTATAAAAGTGGCTACTGTACTTAACAATGCCAATGCTGAAAGTGTTGAGGCTATTGAAAAAAACTAATAGGGGACAGGCACTTGTACAACCAAGTGGCCCTAGCTGATTATTTAAAAATACAAATATCAGATATTTTGAAAATGTCCCATTTAGAGTATAAGACTTGGTTGGCTTACTTCCAAGTTCAAAAGCGAGAACACGATAACGAGATGAGGAAACAAGGTGGCGGTAAAAGAGCAAATAATCCTAGAAGGCATAGATAAAACACAGAGAGCCTTTAGTAATGTACAAAAGAGTCTCAATCGTGTTGAAAAAAATACCAATAGAAGTGCAAATGCTTTTAGCAACTTAAGAAATATTGTTGTTGGAGCGGCAGCGGCTATTGGTGCTATCAAACTATCCAAAGACTTCCTAAACACAGCAGTTGAAATTGAAAACTTGGGCATACAGTTGAAGTTCCTAACGGGGTCAGCTGAAGAAGGTGCCAAAGCAATGGACATACTTACCCAATTTGCGGCAACTGTACCGTTTGAGCTACAACAAATAGCCAACTCAGCTCCTAACTTATTGACAGTAGTAGACAGCACTGATGAACTAAATGAGATGCTACAAATTACTGGTGATATAGCGGCTGCCACAGGATTAAGTTTCAAAGAAACAGCAGAACAACTACAAAGATCATTTAGTGGTGGTATTGCGGCGGCGGATATGTTTAGGGAAAAAGGTGTTAAGGCTTTATTAGGTTTTGAAGAGGGTGTAAGATACAATGCTGATCAAACTAAAAAAATGATCGTTGAAAGCTTTAGAAACGGCACAATGGTTATGAAGGGTGCTTCTAAAGATATGGCGGATACATTTACTGGTACAATGTCAATGTTATCAGATAAACTATTCAAGTTCCAAGACAGCTTAATGAATGCAGGACCTTTTGATTTTATTAAAGCACTAATTGGTACACTTAATGACTTTATTGAAAGTAGATTTGGTAGTATAGAAGTAGCCGCAGAACAAATGGGTCAAAAAATGGTTATGGCATTCCAAGCCGCAACTATTGGACTTGCTAAATTTGGAGATATGATTACTCCAATTGTTAGATTTGCAGGCAAGAGCATCAAAGGATTAGTTGAGATGACAAATGGCTTACCAGCTACTATAAAAGCAGTAGGACTAATTGGATTCTTAATGTTGGGTATCAAAGGTAAACTTGTAGTATTAGCAATTGGTGCCGTATTTGAAAAAGTCAAATTGATGTTTATTGAAGTAATGGAGTTTATGGCCAAAGGTAAAGACAAGATAGCAGGACTACTTGAAGCAATTGGTATGGACGAAACAGCTAAAAAATTAAGAGTCAATGCAGAAGAGATTAGACAAAGCAATGAAAAAGTTAGAAAAGCAATTGAAGATGGTAAGAAAAGTATTGTAGAAGACAATGAAGAAATTATACTGTCAATGGGTGAATTTGGTAGCATAACAGAAGAAGAATTAAGCAAAGCTGGACCAATGGTACAAGCACTAACAGAATTTTATAGACAGCTAAATGAAGAAACTAAAAAACAAGCTGAAATACAAAAACTATTGGACTATGATGATCCAATTAAAAATATGGCTAAAGCCGCAGATGAACAAATAAAAGTTGAAGAAGCTAAAAATGAAAAGCTACAACAAGAGTTAGATAAGTTCCACAAATTACAGTTAATGAAAAAGAAAACATTCCAAAAAATGGTAACTGAAGCAGAAGCCAAAGAAGCTAAAAAGAGATTGTTTATTGACACACAAGCACACAAAAGAAAAATGGACTTTCAAAAGACTGTAGCAGATGCAGAAAAAGCCTTTAACGAAAGTAGAACAACAGCACTTAAATCATACACAGAAGGCTTTATGGGTGAAATGAAAAAACAAGAAACAATGTTTGAACAATTATCACAAGCAGGAGCAAGAGCATTTAATGGTATGGTAGATGTGCTAACAGATTTTGTAATGACAGGTAAATTAAGATTTAAAGACTTTGCTAATATGGTAATTAGAGACCTAATTAGGATAGCGATGCAGGCAGCGGCTACATTTGCTATCAAAAAAGCATTAGCGATGTTTGGTGGTCCAATTGGAGGCTTCTTGGGAGGCTTCTTGGCAGATGGTGGACCAGCAAAGGCTAACACACCGTACATAGTTGGGGAAAAAGGACCAGAACTCTTTGTTCCTAACAGTAGCGGTAATGTTGTTAGCAATGAAGATCTAATGAAGACAGGATCTTCAAGGGTGGGGGGCAAAGAAGTCACAGTAAACTTTAATGTGACAGCTATGGATGCCGAAAGCTTCCAAGGGAAGTTGGCAGAGCAGAGAGATACTATTGTTGGAATAATTAATGAGGCGGTGACTGATACAGGCAGAGCACCGATTACAGCATAATGAAAAGACGAAGAGTACCTAAAGACAAAGCAACAGGGCTACCTAAAAAATATTTAAGTGGCACTAAAGGCGGTAAGAGAACAGAGTTAGCAGGTGTAATTAATCAAATATCAAAACTTTATAAAGCTGGGGCTCGTATCCCACAAAGCCTTATAAACAGGAGAATTAAACTTGGCAAAAAGAAGAAGTAAACCACTTGCGGCATCAACTGTTAAAACTTTAAGAGCCAAAGCAAAAAAAAGCAAAACTTTTAATTTAGCAGATTTGAAAGCAGTATACAAAAGAGGACAAGGTGCCTTTTTAGGTGCTGGTAGTCGTCCTGGTGTTGGTATGGCACAATGGGCTATGGGTAGGGTAAATAGTTTATTGAGAGGCAGTAGAAAACACGATACTGATATTAGACGAAGAGCAAGGAAGAGAAAATAGATGGCCAAGTATCAAGGTAGAAGTGTTAAGTTAAACAAGCCATTTAGACAACCAAGTGGCTCAAGTAAAAAATTTGGTGTTTATGTTAAAAACAAAAGCACAGGCAGAATTAAAAAAGTTGGATTTGGTGATCCTAATATGAAAATTAGAAAAAACAATCCAGCAAGACAAAAAAGTTTTTTAGCAAGGATGGGTGGCATACTTAAAGATGTTAAAGGACAAAAAAACTTATCAGCGGCATATTGGAGTATGCGAAGCTGGAGAAAAGGATTTAAATTATAATGGCACAGTTTAATAACATATGTCCACAAACGGATCATATACAAGCAGTAGAATTAACAAGCAATCAACCCACAGTACAAACACAAAGCATAAGTGGTAGAAGACAAGTAAGAAGTTTTGCAAGTCAATTTTACAGTATGAAAATAACTATGCCACCAATGGCAGAAGCAGACTTGAGAAGAGTATATGGCTTCTTAATACAGCAACAGGGTGCTAAAGGTACATTTACAATAGCACCATACAATTTAAAAAGAGTAAGTGGTACACAGTCAGCAACTGAAAATGTACAAGCAGGAGCAATTGGTGCCACTACAATAAATTTAGACACAACTGTAGGTAAATTTAAAATGGGAGACTTGTTTAAGTTTAGCGGACATTCAAAAGCATATATGATAACAGCAGACCAAGGTGCTTCAAGTACACAATTACAATTTGAACCACCTTTAGTATCAACAGTAGGAGCAAGTGAAACTGTGTTAAGCGGATCAAATTTTGAGATGACAGTTAGACTTGAAGGTGATAAATTTACAAATACATTTGATCAAGAAGGAGTTGGATACTTGGAGTTTGATGTAGTGGAGGTAGTATAATGGCACGAAGTACAGCTACAATTACAACACAACTACAACAGGACACACAAGATTGTTTCCACCTTATTGAATTACACTTTGACGACAGTACATACAACGACATATTTTTAACAGACAATTTCCACGATATTGACTTGGATACCCCCACACAGTCAGCAAGTAGAACATTTACAGCAGTAGGTGGTTTACTCGGATTTGCCCCAATAACAGAAACAACTAAATTAGCAGTAAACTCAATCACAGTAAGTTTAAGTGGTGTTGACAATAGTACAACAGGTATTATATCTAACTTAATGACAGCACCAATTATGAACAAAAGAGTTATAATATATAGAAGTTTTGGTGTACCAACTACTGTTGGTCAAGAGTTTAGCAAAACTTATATGATATTTGATGGTAATGTTAAAAGTTGGAGCATAGACGAAAGTGAAGATGGCAGTACAATTAGTATCAATGTAGCAACACACTGGGCCAACTTTGAACAAAAGAATGGTCGTATAACTAATTCAACAACACAGAGAAAAACGGTTAAATACAGTGATAGCAATCAAACATTTGATGCTGACAGAGGCTTTGAATTTGCTTCTGTAGCCATAGCTGATATACAGTGGGGACCAAGCAATAAATGATGGGCATAACTACACAAATTAGAACAGCAATCATACAAGATGTACCACACATTATCAGTTTAGCTGAAATGGAATACAACTTATTTGATCACACTACACCTTTCAATTATGAACTATGCGAAAGATATGTTTACAGCATAATGGGTGATCCTAATGCTTTGGGCATAGTAATTACAGATCATAAGAACACACCTTTTGGTTATTTGAGTGGTGCTGTAGACTTTATAGACTTAACAACAGAACCAACAGCAATAACACATCATTGGTTCGTAAACAATCCTAAAAGTATGTACGGACATCAAAAATATGGATTGGATTTGTTAGCGGCATTTGAGGGTTGGGCAAAAACTAAAAATTGTAAAAACATTAGAATAGGTATTAGAATGAACAAGGGTCAAAGAAGAGCATACGACAGAACATTTAAAAATATAGGCTATGATCCTAATCAAGTATTTTATTGTAAGGAGTTAAAAGACTAATGGGCGGTAATCCTTTCAAAAAAGTAATTAAGATATTCAAAAGAATTATTAAAGCTGTAGCCAACATCTTTACAGGATTTATGGGTGCTTTTGGTATGTCATTTGACACACCTGAATTTGGTGGGGGTGCTGACTTTGAAGCACAACAACAAGGTATCACAGTAAACAAACAATCAAATGTAGCAGGCATACCCGTTGTATATGGACATAGAAAAGTAGGTGGTGTAAGAGTGTTCGTAGGTAGCAAGGGTGACGATAACAAGTATCTATATGTATGTTTAGCTGTCGCAGAAGGTGAAATAAATGCTTTTAAACACATTTACATCAACGATGAAAAGCAATCTATATCTAACTTTGCTGTAAACCCAACTGATGGTTCAACAGTTGATGTATCAAGTGATAGCAAATATTATGTAGATCATCCTAGAGCCAAGTTCCAATTTTTTACTGGTAAAGATGATCAACAGTACAGCAGACTTTTAGGTGAACACAAGTTTTGGAATGACAAACATAGACTACGAGGTGTAGCATATGTAGCCTGTCGTTTTGAATGGGTC